TTCGAAAATACTGCGAGCACCGCAGCTTTAATAAAAGTTGCGTGATACGCTTTCGCGCTCAGATCCTCGCACGATCTGAAAAAATGATGTTCGCCTAATTATGACCCGGCTGTGGGGGTGGTTGTGACATATAGCGTCGGAACATTTAGAAAATGAAACAATTGAGTGTCAACTCCAGCAGAAACAAAAATGTCGGTCTGCAGGTACTTTGGAGCAGTTGCTGTAACAGCAGTGTCCAGCTCAATTCCATCAGCCCTAAGCCCAAACTGCTCTCTTTTGCTCCCATTTTTGTGACAACCAAACACAAGGTCAGGATTCCCAGGCAACATCAACCACTGTGAATAGTGTGGTACAACTGCTTCGACCCACCCTGCATTACGATCTTGCGACACAATACCTGCAGCTGATGAGTCAATCAAAGCAATAATAGTCTTCGCCATTGATGGACCAGTGCCACCTATTGCTGTCAATGTCCCAGAGACTCCATCATTTGTGTTCACAACTTTACCAACTCTTCCCAAATATTGCGTATGCAAGTTGGTCATGGATGTGCTGGTAGCACGATTGTTGCACCTATACACAACAGAACCCCTCTGCCCCACAAAACAACAACTCAAATAGGGTAAAGGGCTCATGGCTGTATAATTGTAATACTTCCCCGTCGATGTCTTGTGTAGTGATTTAGTAGTTGCATTTCCTGTGGGCAAATCGGGGAAAGGTGCTGCTCCCGCAAAAACAGGCAATCTTGGCAAGATATTCTGAACCATATAGGCACCAGCAGCTGTTGCATCAGTAGGTAAACACAGTGTGGTGTACAACACCGAACGATGTAACAGCTGCCGCATGGAAACGATTGATTCACCCATAGTGGATGAAATCGTTTTTTCGGAAACTTTGGGACACTCCATCAACTCGTGTCCCTCCAAATTATATGGAATAGAATAACTCACATCTGTGGTCGTCGCCTCATTGAAACAAAGAGGTGAAGCCAACTCGAAATCTGATCCCCCAGCAGAAAAGATGAGCAAGCGCACAGCTGCAGTGCTATCCATTGAACCTAGTTCATTAAGGACCTCCACGCGTACTATACCATTCATAAATGTGTCATCATAGGTTGGACCGGGGGAGCCTCGTGAGTTGAAAAATTTCGAATTTGTCACAACATATGGTGTTTGCGTTGTTTTCAACCACGGAAGAACAGCCATATAAGGTACTTCAAAATCAAACTCATCTGTCTCAGCAATATCCACAATCATAGTGTGCAATTTACCCTCCTCAAAATTTGTGTATGTCCCAGCTGGGTCGTATGTGATACGAAGACGCCCCTTGTGGAATTGTGTTTTCACAATCTTGATGTGGTACTTCATAGACCCGCGCCAATATCTGAACCATTGACACACATGTGCAAGAGGGGTACACTGAAAAGCGACCGTGGAAATCGTATTTGTAGCACCTGTTGTCAATGCATTACCGTAATAGTATTCAGGCACCACGTACAAACTCGCAAGTAAAGTATTCTGGTCATCATATGTGTACCAATCGGTTCCAAAAATGTATGTCATTCTCCCTGCAAAGCTCTGAATGGTTAACTCATCGTGAGGTGGTGCCCCTACAGTCCGTGGGTCAATATCTGTTTCTTGCTTTGGATCCATGGTCAACTTTTCAACCTGAGTTGAAATCTCAGGTGAACTCAAATTGGCACAGGACATCATCTTCACCCCCTTGACACTATCAATCACAGGAGGATTCGAAAACCCAAACCATCTTGCCAATGACCCAAGGGTGGATGCAACCATTGATGACGCTCTCATGTATGGACCAATGACAGGCACATTGCTCAAAGCACCCGTGGCTGCCGCAATTGCAGAGGCCAAGGTTGAAACGGGCCTGTTTTCGTAATCATCTTTGCCTTGACGATGGATCGTGGGGCCCGCTAATTCCAAATCTTCAGACCAAGCATACACTGAGATTGTCGTCTTATCCGTACTAGCGGTAGTAACTGTCCTCAATGGGATAAATGATTCAACACGAATACTGCCCATGCGCTGCAGGTCGGAAAACCACAATGCTGTGGTAGGCCCAGTTGGTCGTGTGGCAACACTCCCCGTCGCATCCAACCACTCACTGTGATATAGAAAAGGCAACACCATCTCACAGCCCTCACTCTTGCTCATGTCCATAAAAGCATGAGGACGCTGACTATGCGCCAAGAGCGCTTGTTCCGAATAAGTTCCACTGGAAATGGTAAAGCCGGAGTTAACCTGTCCGCCGGAAAAAGGAAAGGGATCACTCGTTAGGGACTCAGCACCTGCATAGTCAGTCTTGTCAGGTTTTCCTAGGGGATGGTATGAAACTAACACCTTGGAATACCTGAACGGACTGCAATTGACCACAAACTTCAAATGCAACTTAGAGCGCAAACGACAAAATCCCCGTAGTTTCTCATTAACACCTTTAGTATTGAAGTACAGATCCCATGGAAAAAACTTCTCATCCAGATTTGTTCCCTCAGACCACTTAATGGTTTTAATGAGAATCGGTCGCTTAAACCAGTCCGAGAATTGCCCACTAGTTGGATGTGGGACTGAGGTTGTATTTTCACTGCCAACCACAACAGGAGCTTCATGCTCATCAAAATTAATCAAAGTTTCAGCAAGTAAATTCTTTCCCTCCGATTTATACTCATAGTCGAAGGTAGGAGATTGTTCAAATGCTCCAACCACGGCAACCTTAAATAAGGTCTTGGGGGATTGCCCCTGGTTGTAACTTTTAATCCTCTCTCGCACACTAGAAACATTCTCCAATATAGTGCGCAATAAGTAACTACTAAAAGTTTGTTCTTTTGGTTCTTGACATAGAACGACATGCCATGAGGCGCACCAAGGTGCACCACAATCAAAATCACGGGGCCAATTCGCACCATCAACTCCCTGTTTGTGCAAAAGGCACAAACCTTTATAAACTTCGTCTTGGAAAAAGACCCCCATGAGCGCACTCACTAACTGTGGCAGAACACACATCGAGTTCCATGAGACGTGAGCGCAAGCTGCTTCAAGGGGGGCATCTTTCCCAAAATAGGATAGTGCAATGTGCCCCAAGAGTGGTACCAACCGAGCTAACGCAAGCTGCGTGCAAGTAAACCCTGGAAAGAAACTTTCATCCACGGCTTTCCGACCCACAAACAACAGGAATTCCAAACCGCCAACCACACAGGCTGACGCCTTCCAACCCCAACGCTTGCCCACATAGTACCGCACCACTTCCTCAATTACAGGAGAGATGATGGCTGTCATAAGACTGTTTCGCAGTCCAGTGCAACTTTCCTGATACATAGTCTGCGAAAAGGCACCGCATAGAACGCTTCCGGGCACTAGGCCTGCAAACAGGGGCACCTTTGCCAATGAAGAGACAAACATAGTGCTATCTCTCCTCCATTTGGCAACGTAATCATCCCAAGATGGAAAACCGCGCTCTGGCATCCACTCATCTAAATGAAGTTCAACCACGCAGTCTCTGAAAATTGGGTCCCAGTGGTCAAAGAATTCTCTTCCATGGAAGAACAATTCCCAATGTGCACTAAACAAACAATTAACACAATGGGCTTTGGGTGAGAGAACTTTCGACTTAACCCACACAGATAATTGCTTCTTGATAGTTTCTATCTCAATGGGACAAACGTGACAGCCCACCTCTGGTTCCCATCGCCACTTCCGCTTCAAAAATGAGACCTCTCCGATCGGAATATATGGGACACTCTCAGTCTTCTTGTCTGCCATTGTATACTTAACGCCAATTCCACTGAGAACTTCACTGATGGCTGTGTGATTAAACCAAGGAGCGCTCGCCGACACACCTGCTGAGTTGTCATCACCATACGTCATGAGAGCCACATTCTTCTTGAACGATCTAACCTCTTTAGCAGGGTTAAGATGAAAATATGCATATCTCATATACAGACTATTGACAATTCCATTCAAGATGACTGTCAACGGCCAGCCTGATGGATTCGTTCCAAGGAAACGTATGAGATCTCCAAAGAAGTCACAGACGGGAAAGTTCACGTCAGCGCAAATACCTGACAAGATTTTCAAATCATCTGCTGTGAATGCTCCTGAAGCAACGCAAATAATCAAAATTAAATTGAGTGCAGCACGCACCACCTGTGCAGCCATCTTCTTATCAAAGGCCGAATAATCCCCTGCTACTAGACGATCCGTACCAAATTGAGTCAGATAACGGTATATTTCCTCCCACTCTTGCGATTGCGCTGCTGTACCCGGTCCTGCCTCAAATAAAAATTTGTTGTTCTGAACTAGCCTAACGAAAGGGAGCAAAATTTTACGCACTAACAATGTGAAATCAACTGGTGCAGCCACAAACACACGCGTTTTCCCAACCTTAGCCTTCTCCTCAGACACCGGTTCATCTTTTAACTGGGCACAAAAAACTGGATGCGCACATCTCCCATCCAAATATGTCCTAACCAGATCATCAACTCGATCATATAGTTCAGGTTTCATGTCCCAAATTGTGTCGTATTTCAAATCCCGTTCTTCTATGGTGGGTGAGCGCTGGCTGAGAAGAAAGGTCTTTGGAAGTCGCCAAGGAAAACCGCAGCTAGTGCTCTTGTTGATGGGATCAATATAAGCCACACCTGGACAACCATTTATAGCTACCTCCCACGACAATGGTTCCATATTCCTCAATTCCACCTTGTCGATTTCCGAAAGAATCTCGTTGGCAAAACAGTAGACACATGAATCTAACACCTCCTGATCCAAACAACATTGGGCTGCCACACTATCCAATAAAGCAATTCTCTTTGGTCTCCACGTCGAAAGATCGGGTGCACACTTATTCGACACAAAATCATGCCTCTTGAAAAAAGAGAACATCGGAGACTGCTCAACATCAGATGTGTGCGACGATCTAAAACCATTAAGCGAACCAAAAACCTCAAGTTCGCCCAACTCTTTGATAAATCGTACTGGTGATTTTGGATGGAGATCCACCATTGTGTATTTGGCAGATGGTGCTGAAAGTGTCACAGATCCAGCCTCAGGTACTGGCGGCAATTGTGGAACCAACCTAGCAACAATGTCGCACCCTTGCTTCACACACAATGAGACACTCCGCTCCCTTAGCTCAGCTATTGCTTGCTCATAAAATTCTCTACAAACGACACTAGCAACACAATAATTATTCTCTCGTGCACCCCCAAAGTGTGTTCCGCCCAGCGCTGGGCCTGTTGGTGTCTCTAGAACTAAATGCATTCCACAATTCCCACACGCTGTTTCGGAATCTGCAAAACCAAACCATGCGTCTATCACCTTAGTCTTAACATCAGGGTCTGCAACTCGCCCGCGTCTAAGACAATCAAACTTCACGAAGGAATTACTTCCATCTTCTTCCCTCCGTATGTAAAATCCTGGTGATGGGAGTGCATGGGCTACCCCAATGAGATATTTAGACAAATCCTTTGATGGAGCCAAACCATCAAGTCTTATCAGGCAAAAATCAGAGTTCGGTCTCTTGTACACCTGGTAAGGCACTACTTTCATTTCCCGATCACCTGAAACCCCTTCTTGATTGCAAGTTCTACAAATCCTAATATTGAAAGGTTTATCAGGTATACAATGGGCAGAAGCAATGAGATATCCTTGGCAAGGTAGACCCCTACTCGTTGCCACCGCTGACCCTTCAATGGTGCCAGGTGTGCAGCGAATCAAAACTGAAGAATTTTCCACCATCTGTATGAAACTCATCATGTTGGTCCCTTTCATACATGCTGAGTTAGAGGAAATGTCAATTTTGGCAGTGGGAAAATCGTCTTTCCTCCAAACGCTTTCACATTCCCGCTCATTCTTCTTGGGGATACTGAACGGCATGCCTTGTTCGTGGAAGCGTTGAAAGAGATAGTCGAATTGCTTGTCACGCTCCTCACTCTTCACACTCCCACCCTGCATTCTCCGGTACAGCATGAAAGCTGTCAAGGCTACACCTGCTGCAGCACCAACCTTTATTATGAACGAATTATCTGTCAGCGCCTGCTTCATTCGCTCTCCCGCCTGCCCTAACCTTATCTTCATTGCCTCCAACTCTGTGCACAGATTAAGAAATGACCCAGCTACAACAGTCAGGCGCTGAACGGAATCAGTTGCAGCTGAAACGGAACTCATGACACCTCTCGCAACGCCCTTCAACTCATCCACGCGTGAACCAGCATAAAAAGCTGCTCCTGCCGTTGCTGTAACTAAAGCGAGATTAAACAGAGGACCTTCTTTAACAAAATTGGGGCTGGCACATGTGCAAACCCCATTTGGAAATTTGCAAATTGAACAAAATGTCATTGCTTCTAAATTTGCCCGCATGTTCGCCACCTTATCTTGGACAAGAAAATGGTCTGTGACTGCCTTGTTAAACCAGGCCAACATTGTGGCCAAATCCACTCCATGGTGGATTACAGTGTAAACAACATGTCCACCATTCAAATCTACTCTGTCAACGTCCCACGTCCAAAGATCAGGAAACTGACCTGGTGCACAAGGTGGTGCCTTTGTAGAGTCCAAGCAAACACCATCACTACCTGCATATTCCCGTTTAACTTTGGGGGTCAAAACATATGGAAAACGGCGCAACACTGCACTAGGATATGCAAAGTAAAAACGAGCATTCAGATCAGCTGTATTTGTTGTTGCAACTATGAACTCAGATTTTACAGGCGTCCGCGCTTTATCCTCCAGAGCCGCTTGGTTAGGTAGAAAAGGTGACCCATTAACCAGATCTAGAATGGCCACCAGAGTTGGATCACCATTGGGACAGACCTTGACATTGGCACGAGCCACATCATCCAATGAAATGGCCCACATGTGACTCTTAAAACCAGAGAAATACTCGGCAGCAGCATTAACATTGTAAATGTAATCTGATTGAAAAGGTTTTTTCCTTATGTAAGCAAATTGACGCAACAACATTTCTCTCACTGATGTTTTTCCGACACTTGAGGTACCAAAAATTAACAAAGAGAATGGTACCACTCTCGGAGCTTGACACCAGGCTGTGCACCGCAGATCCATGTCTAATGCAGTCAACTTAGATAAAAGCACCATGGCCAACTTTGCATCGGGGTCATTCATTGTTTTCAGCTTACCAACAATAAGCTTACCTTCTGCGAGAGCATCTGCCAAATCCTTAACATAAGATTCCATAGTGAAATTTACAGGTGTGCTACCAAGAAACCTGCTCCTCACTTCGAGTTCAGAAACTTTCTCGACCCACTTCACATATGAGTCTGTACAATGGAATATGGCCCCAATATCACCGGACTGGTAAACTGCATAACCTTGTTTGCACAAATACTTGATCACACTCAATGCATCAAAAAGTAACTCACCAGTAAATTTAAACGTTGAGAGCCACGATTTCTCAACCAGTTTAAATATTTCGGGCCCAAATGGTATTGAAGATCGTGTATACAAGCCAAATGCTGTTACAATTGTGAACAGACGCATCAACTTACCAAAGAAATATGATTTATCTGCTGTAAACAACTGCTCCCAACCCTCACGACCAAATGGCAAATGCGAATCAACATCAGCTTCTCCAACACTCGTTCCTTCAGATGCCGAATCGGTGAAATCCTGCGCTATATGATCTCGAAACCATTCCATGAACTCAAAGTCCATCAACACATTGGGGGGTCGCGCATCTCGATAGCATAGTTTCACAAAGTTCACGACATGCAATAATCTGTCTGCATTGCTCGTTGAGGTATACAGACCTAAACACATCATGAGCGCGTCCTCAATAAATTTACTATGCTCAGTTTGAGACATGAACAAAGTATGCAAACCACCCTCTAATCCTTGCCGCTCAAATTCAGTATTAAAAACCAAATTTCGCACGTTAAGACCGCGAATCATGAATAAGCGTGCAGCAGCCTGCTTTGCTTCCCTTTTTGTCAAAAAACCACGCGCCTCCTCAGTTCTATCTCCAGAGGTTTTGTGGGCGACATAGCAATTGAACGTGATCTGATCTGAACCTTTGTTCTCGGAGAAAATGAAATCATAAACATCTGTCATGCAAACGCCCTCAGAAAAAAGTGCCTCATTCATCTTGCCGATATAATTTGTGGCATTAAACAAACAGCAACCATCCGAAAGGCCCTGAACTTCAAATCGCTCATACTTCACATCTGCAGCTCGATCTCGCCTCCGCCTATATTTCCTGGGTGGCGCTTCTCCAAAAGGGAACTCTCGAATCTTAGCTTTCGTATAATAGTCAAATTCCCAAGTCTTTTTATTCCAGACTCGAGTCTCTGACCCTTGTTTCTCAAAATAACGCTCTCTTTCTTCCTGTGCAGCGCGACGATTCACTATCATCCTCGGCTCCCAATACCGATAATCGACGTGGGCCCCCTTTGATTGAACAAAAGCTTTAGTGGAAATTCGCTCTTGATCAAAATCATCAGTTTTCGCCCGCTTGTTAAGTGGTTCAGAACTCGTCCTCGTTAAAATAGGGATTTCCTCTGCCTCCACTTTCGACTTCAAGTCAGACAATTCCCGGTTGAAAACCTCTTCCCAGGATTCATCTTCCTCTGTAACATAACCAGACTCGCTCTCACACAGCTCGCAAGGCTGGTGAACTTCAACTTTAACCTCCTCTACTTCTTCCAGTGCGGTCACACATTTGTCAGTCTGAGTGTGCTTCTCAGAGATCTGCGCATCGTCTGTAGGCCGATTAATTACCACTGCTGCGTCAGTGGCTGTTGAGGCGGTTCTGCCCTCTAACATTTGGTAATATTCTGCAGCCGTGTTCATACAATAATCAGTAATGAACATGAATGGGTTTTCCGACGTCAAGTCTCTGGTCGTGCTCTGATAGTGTCCGTTAATCCGACAAAAGTGCCAGAATATCTACCAAAGTACCCCCCGGGGGATTACCCCAGTCTCGCAAGCGTGGACTCCAAAAGACCTCACTAAACATTCACTCCAATCAACAAACTTTATTCATAGGGACGATATCCATCAATCCCATGCCATACATCAAAACAGATGCATTTCTACCGCGTGCTAAGACGGCGAACAAGGCAAAGTAGTCAAAAAGAGTTTCAGATAAAGCTCGAGCTTAAGAAGCTTATCACCTCACTCATCAAAAATTCCACCAAACCAAAAGGTTGTTCCTTATTTCCGTATTTTGTGATAAATCACTCAACAGATCCTCCGATGTTATCCTACAATCCTAACTC